TTGTGAATCATTGTTTAAAAAAAAAGATGTATTAGATAATGGTTTTTATTTATAGATAGCTTGCTCTATCTCTTTAGTATTCGGAGTAGGTACGCTCGTTTCAGATTCAACAAGCGATTCGGTTTTACGCCTCTCGGCGTTGTCACGTGTACTTGCAATGGAATAGAAAAGCTCTCATAAAGCTCTTCATGTAACCAACTCAATGGATGGCTACAGGAAAAGGTTTATTCTTCTGGGTAATCTCCTAACGCACCTTCTGTAAGCACGTCATACCCAGCCCTCCATGATTCCTCATAAAGGCTGCGTGTTGCCTCCTTACGCTCTCTATAGAGTTGGTCTTGCTCTTCTTCATGGTTAAGAAGTGCGGTTTCATGAATATCAGACATTGGTCACTGCCTCCTCTTTGGCGTGGAACTCAGCTCTAAGCTTGTTAAGTA